GCAAAAGACGCTTGATACTCTGCTCCCCGACCGGGAGCGGGAAGACGGTCATGTTTACCTACATGGTGGCACGGGCCTTAGAGAAAGGCAAGCAGGCCATCATCTTCACGGACCGGGTGGAACTGCTGCGGCAATCCAACGGGGCTTTGGACCAGTTCGGCATCAAGCCGACCTTGATTGAGGCCAACCGTACCCGGCTGGATGTTTCCGGCAACTGCTTCATTGCAATGGCCCAGACATTCAGCCGAAGGAAGGACGCAACCGAATACACGGACCTCTTGGCACGGATGGACCTCGTAATCATTGACGAAGCCCACAAGCAGACATTCAACCCTCTGCTGCCTTACATCAACCCCAAAGCCGTAGTCATCGGTGCAACGGCAACGCCATTGCGGAGGGGCAAGCAAGAATGCCTATCCAAGTTCTACAAGGCACTCCATGCACCGGTGCAGGTACAGGAACTCATAAACCAATACTACTTGGCGGAGCCAACGACTTATGGAATGACGCAGGACCTTTCGGGAATCAGGATGAAGGGCGATGATTACGACACCGAGCAGATGGCCCAACGATTCAGCGAGCGGAAGGTCTTTGCCGGGGTGGTGCAGAACTACGCCAAGGTCTGCCCGGGCAAGAAGGCCATCGTCTTTGCGAGCAACATCGCATCGAGCAAGGAGGTCTGCGATGCTTTGCAGGTCGCAGGATTCAACGCCCGGCACGTTGATGGCACGATGCCCAAGACCTTGAGGGCCGAAACCCTTGCGTGGTTCAAGCAGTCCAGCGATGGCATTCTTTGCAACTGCGACTTGATGACTACGGGCTTTGACGAGCCAAGTATCGAGGTCGTTATCCTCTACAGGGCAACTGCGAGCCTGCCTTTGTTTATGCAGATGGTTGGCCGAGGCTCAAGGGTAACGCCAACCAAGACAAGGTTCACGGTCTTGGACTTCGGGAACAACGTGCAGACGCATGGATTTTGGGAAACCAATCGGGAATGGTCCCTGAAGAAGAAACGCAAACGGGAATCCGCTGGCGTTGGTGGGGTCAAGAACTGCAAGAAGTGCGAGGCCATGATTCCAGTCGCTGCGATGGAATGCAAGCATTGCGGTTACGAATACGAGCGAAAGCCAAAGGCTCCAAGTGAAGTCGTAAATTTGCAGATGCTAACCAAGGCTCAAGGCATGGAAATGGCAAAGCAAAGCACGATGTACCAAAAGGCTCAACTGGCGAAGGCCAAGGTCATCAGTCCGTTCTGGGTGCTGCACAACTGCAAGACCCGGGCCGAGGCCGAAGAGTTTGTCAGCCACATGGGATGGCGTAGGGGTTGGCTTTACCACAACGCAAAAAGATTCAAAGTTTTTCAATCATGATGTCCGAGTTCAAACTTCAAGCCGATTGCTTCCAATGGCACTGGAACAACTTTCCCGACCAGCGTGGCCGATTGTTCACGGTCAACAACAACGCACCGAATGCCTATGCCGGAAGCGTGATGAAGGCTATGGGCGTGGTCGCAGGGGTCAGCGACATGATATGGCTCTCGCCTACCGGTGCGGTGATGCTGGAGTTCAAAGCCGAGAAAGGCAAGCAATCCCTGTCGCAGAAGTGGTGGCAGGGAGTGGTCCAAGAGGCAGGGTACAGGTACGAGGTCATCCGAAGTGTTGAGGATTTTCAGCGAGTGGTTACAGGTGTGTAGTTCCTGTGTATATTTGTCCCATGCGATACCTACTCATCCTTTTGCTGACCGCTTGCACCAACGACCGCCCTTGGAGGGTGATTGAGGTCCGAGCCAAGGGGAACGCCTGCGAGTATGTCCTATCCCGATCCAACGGGTTCGGACCGCAACTCAAGACCCTGACTGATTCTTGTGGAAAGTATCAACTTTTTCAAACTATACGCAAGAGCATACAATGAATCATAAATCGGTCAATAAGCACCCTTATCGCATATAATGAATGATGAATCATATCACACCAGTCAGTTCAAACCTGACAAGGGGCATACAAATCGTCAGCCTATAACCTAACCAATCAAACCTTAAAACCTAATTAAAATGTCAAACGAAGCACAAAACGGCAATGACGCTAACCGCTTGTTAGCTGCCGTTGTTCCTCCTCAATCGGAGATAGATTACAGCAAGGTAAAACAAACTTGCTTATGTGGCGTAAGTGTAAATCTATGCGATAAAGTTATTATGCCTGATTATGGTAAAAGATGCCCTTGTGTGGTGTCGCATTACAATGGCAGCTAACTCGCTTATTCGTGAACCCAACCAACCCCCAGCCCCATGAAGCGATTTTTAGTATTTGCAGGTTATGCCTATTATCCTGAGGGAGGGATGCATGATTTTCAGGAGGACTTTGACACCTTGGAAGAGGCAAGAAGTTTTGAATCAAAAATCATAGAAAAGTTTAAACTTTTATGGAAGGATAACTGGAAGAGTTTCAATTGGACCGAGATTTGGGATTCGGAAACACGAACCCACGTTTAATACGCAATCGGGTATAATGAATGAGAAACCGTTTAATAAGCACCCTTATCGCATATAATGAATGATAAATCATATCACCTCGGTCAGTTCAAACCTGACAATGAGCCTACAAATCGTCAGCCTCTGGGCTTACCAAAAGCCCTACAGCGTCAACCTATAAGCTTACCAACCAAACCTAAAAACTCAATAAAATGAAATTTCATAAGACAAAACCCACCATTTTTTATACACGCTATTATACTCTCGTTTTGCGCGTGTGGGCAAACAATTAAACAATGGAACGAAAAGTAAAATTATTACCGCCAATGATGCCAAACTTTATTAGCATCGAAACGCCTCCAAGACCAAGACAAGAAGGTTTACAAGAGGGTTGCAAAATTAGAGTGTGTGAATTGACTGATGAAGAAGCAATCCAATACGGAGAACTTATGAAGCAAACCTTTATTGAACACCATAAGGAACACGTTGCGAGGGAGGCAAAGCAAAATGGAGCATAACTCGCTCATTCGTGAACCAACCGTCAGCCCACACGCTGTTATGTGCTGGGCGGTTTATCAGCACTAAATTTAATTTGAAAACGAAATGACAGAAAAAGAAAAAGCACTTGGACTGATTGCTAAATATCAGGGGCTTGAAATGTTAAAAGATTTTGGCGGAATGGACTTTGAAATTGCCAGAGGTTGTGCAATTATAGGGTTAGACGAAATGCTTGACCATATAGAAGTGCCAAGCCATATTTACCAATGGTTCAAACAAGTGCGTTCTGAATTGGAACGTGTGCAGCCTTGCACCCAACTCGCTCATTCGTGAACAAATCGTCAGCCTATAACTTGACAAAACCTCCCCCAGCGTCAGCCTATAACCTGCCATAAAATACCCAAAACCTCGCAAATTGTCCCATATAAACCCCAACCCCATGAAAACCACACCAACCGACTTCAGACGCTGGCAGATTCACATCCGCAAGGAGTGCGTCAACTGCACCAAACCCGACCATTCCGAAACCATCCGTAGATGGCGAGTGAACTACACCCTGCTCGGTCGCATCCTTCAAGCCAAAAACGCCTGACGATGCAGTGGATAAAATGCTCCGAGCGGATGCCTACGGGCAACGACCCGGTGCTTGTGTATATCCGAGATGGCTACCAAATCATCGCTTTCAAAGAACCCGACCGATGGGTTTGGGAGGGCGAATCTTGGTTCCTGTCCGAAGGCCTTTATTGGATGCCCCTACCCCCTAACCCGTTTTAAATGGACCTAATCACTCGCACAATCCTCGGCTACACCGCAGAGGTCGTTGGGGTCAACCCTGACCAAATCACCAGCGAAGTCAAGACCCGTGAACTGGTGCTGGCTCGCTCAATCTTTGCCGACATCGCCTACTCGGAGTACCTGTACACCTACTCGCACATAGGCCGAATAATTAACCGGGACCACGCCACCGTGATGCACAACCTTGAGATACTCGCCAACGACATGAGGCAGCGACCCGAACTCAAGTACCTCCGTTCACAGGTTTTCAACAAGGTGAAGGAATTTCTGCAACATTCGTAGGAAGCCCTGCAATCTTTGCGTGAGTGAACGCAGAGAGCATCATCCTCGACCTCTACCGAAGCGGTGAAATCCGCAAGGCTTGCCTGACCATCACAGGTGGCAATCCGCTTTGGAAGGACCTCGAACAAGAGGTCGTCCTGATTCTGCTTGAAAAAGACCCCGACAAAATCCTCAAAATGCAGGTCCAAGGCTACCTGCGTTTTTACATCGTTCGCCTCATAATGAACCTGTATCGTGGCAATAATAACCAATTCGCCAAGAAGTACCGCCACCATGACGAGAGGACCGAACTGGACCCCGAAGCAGCAGCCGAAGGGAAGGACTACGACACCCTGCTTGATGACCTTTGGGCCATCGCCCAAGCCGAGATGGATTCGTGGGCCAAGGATGGAGCGTTCCCCTACGACAAGGAACTGCTGAATCTGCTCATGCAGACCGGGAACATGAAGGCGATGTCCCGTGAAACGGGCATCCCGTACCGGAGCATCATTTACTCCATCGAACAGGCTAAGGCTAAAATCAAAACCGCAATCGAAGCCAATGGATATACTGGTCTTTCCAATCCTGATTAGCGCACTCGCTACCCTTGCGGTCGTGGAGTTCCGGGTTCTTCCCCAATGGTTCTATGCGCTGCCCTTCGCCAAGCGGAAGCCGTTTTCCTGCATGACCTGCTTTGGGTTTTGGATGGGTGTCCTCCTGACCCTGCCGACCTGCCAATGGTACTTGGCTCCAATCCTCGGCCTCGCATCTTCAGCCACCGCAATAATCATTCGGGAATGGACCTACAAATGACCACCGACCAGTTCCTCGTTGCCCAAAAACATCGCAAGTACTGGGACCAATACATCGCATCCCTGACGATGCGACTGCCACCCGATGCCGTTGCCGAACTGCAAGCCATCCTGACCGCTCACGGGCGACCGCCTACGAATTGGTGGTGCGCAGACTGCGTAAAATCGGCTCTTCAGTACATTTACCTTCAAGCGGACTTGTTTGCCGAGTTCAACCAAAACACCGTTACAATCCCACTAACCAATGCCCCTACCGATACCGAACGATAACGAAAGCAGAGAAGGCTTCATTGGTCGTTGTATGTCCAACAACTCAACGACAACCGAGTTTCCCGATACGGCTCAACGGCTTGCCGTTTGTGGCTCACTTTGGGCTGAACACAACCGCCAGCGATTTGAGTCCTACTCCGACTACGGGCAGGGCATTCGCTCCAATGCCAAGCGAGGCATCGAGTTGAACGAGCGGAACGGGAATAAGTGTGCTACCCAAACGGGCAAGGTCAGGGCGCAGCAACTCGCCAACGGGGAAGCCATATCGATTGAAACCATCAAGCGGATGCACTCCTACCTCTCCCGTGCTGAAACCTACTACGACAATGCAGACGATACCTCGGACTGCGGTTACATCAGTTACCTCCTGTGGGGTGGCAAGTCGGCTCTCTCATGGTCAAGAAATAAACTCCGGGAACTTGGCGAACTCCAAGGCTAAAGAAGATGATGAAGCCCAAGTGCAGGCTCGGATGGATTCGCTCATGATGGTCATCACGACCCTCTGCGACTGCATCGGAGCGGTGGATGAATCCAATGCCCCGAATGCATTTGCGGTGAAGATGAAAATCGTGGACAAGATTGACGAACTCATAGACAAAATCGAATACTAATGGGAACCAGCAAGGGACACGGCAAGTACATTGAAACCCCCGAAAAGATGTGGGAGTACTTTGAGGCATACCGGGCAGAGGTCAAGAACAACCCAAGGACCAAGACCGTATTTCCCGGCAAGGATGCTATTCCCCAGCGTGAACCCTTGGAGCGACCGCTGACCTTGGAGGGCTTTGAGAACTGGTGTGCGGATGCAGGGATAATTGAGGACCTAAGCAACTACTTCGCCAACACCAAGGGCAACTACTCCGATTATTCAACTATCTGTTCACGCATAAAACGGGTCATTCGCCAAGACCAAATCGAGGGAGGCATGGTCGGGCAGTACAACGCAAGCATCACCCAGCGTTTGAACTCCTTGGTCGAAAAGCAAGAGAATCAGGTGTTCATTGAGCAATGGACCGAGGAAGATGAATGAAGGTCATAAACACCACCGCCAAGCGGAAGATTGAATCGCTGACCCAACGCAAGAGGGTCATCCAAGGAGGGACATCGGCATCCAAGACCTTCAGCATCCTTTGCGTTTTAATCAAACAGGCTTGCAGGAAAAAGACCGAGATTAGCATCGTAGGGGAAACCGTGCCTCACCTTCGGAGGGGTGCGATTCGGGACTTCATCAAGATCATGATCGCCAAGGGCATCTTCGTTCCAGCAAGGTGGAACAAGACCCTGCTGACCTACCAGTTCGCCAACCGTAGCACCATCGAGTTTTTCTCGGCTGACCAAGAGGCAAGGCTCCGGGGTGCAAGAAGGCAGGTCCTGTTCATTAACGAGGCGAACAACATTGACTTTGAATCCTACTACCAACTCGCCATTCGTACCAGCGAGGCCATCTACATCGACTTCAACCCGACCCACGAATTTTGGGCGCATACGGAGGTCCTAAGGGAAGCGGATTCCGAACTACTGATTCTTACCTACCAAGACAACGAGGCCCTTCCTGACACCATCCGCAAGGACATCGAACTGAACCGCACGAAAGCCGAAACGTCTGCGTATTGGGCGAACTGGTGGAAGGTCTACGGCCTCGGTCAGGTCGGGACGCTGCAGGGTGCGATATACGAGGACTTCGAGGTGGTGGAGGGTATAGATGTCAGCCGAGCGAAATTCGTTGCCCTTGGGCTTGACTGGGGCTTTAGCAACGACCCTACGGCATTGGTCGCTATCTACCGCCAAGGGGACTGCCTGCTGATTCAAGAACTGCTCTACGCCACGGGGCTGACAAACCAAGACATCGCAGACAAACTGCGGTCGCTGGGGATTACAAGGGCTTGGGAAATCGTGGCGGATTCAGCCGAACCCAAGAGCATCGAGGAAATCTACCGCCTTGGCTTCAACATCAAGCCTGCCGAAAAGGGTCCCGATTCGGTTCGCAACGGGATAGACATCCTCAAACGCTACAAGTTGCAGGTTACCAAGGATAGCACCAACCTCATCAAGGAACTGCGGTCCTACACTTGGGCCACCGACAAAGAAGGCAAGAACACGGGGGTTCCCATTGACTCCTTCAACCACGCTTGCGATGCGATGCGGTATGTGGCCCTAAACAAGTTAAGGGTCAGTAATGCAGGGAAGTATGTTGTGGTGTAACTTTGCGGTACCAAACCCATAAACCATGGACCTAAAACGCATTAAACAAGCAATCCTCGTTAATCTATCAGATATTTCGGAAGGATTAAGTTGGTTACTTATGTTGCTACTGACCTTAATCGTTGCAACCACCTTTACGCTTATTGCCTGCCTTGTTAGTTACAAAATCGTGATTTTCCTTTGCGTGTCATTTGGTATCAAGATATGAACATCGAACAAATCCTTGACCTGCTCATTGAAATCGGCAAGGTCGCTGCGTCCGTATTCCTCATCCTGACCCTTCTAACCCTGCTGCTACAATGAAAGTCGTTCACTACTACCACATCTACTGCGGAGGCAACTGGCAACTCATCCTCAACCAGCACATGATGGCCGTGTGCAACTACGGACTCATCGGGGTCTTGGATGAAATCCGTGTCGGCATCGTAGGACCGCCTGAACAACGCAAGGCGGTCAAGGAGGTGCTTGAGAACTCGATGGTGGCCGATAAGGTCAAGGTCGTGGTTACCCGAACCAACGCTTGGGAGCAGGCCACGCTGACCGAGATGTACCGGGCAAGTCAGGAAGAGGAAGCCGTGTACCTTTACGCCCATACCAAGGGGGCATCCAATCCAGCACTCACAACCCAACTATGGGGCAGGTCCATGTTGTTCTTCAACGTCGTGGCTTGGGAGCGTTCCCTGCAAATGCTGGAGGGAGTCGATGCAGTTGGATGCCATTGGATTACCAAGGAGCAGTTCCCTCACATGGCTGACCAAAACAACCCCGAAGGCTATCCATACTTTGGGGGCAACTTTTGGTGGGCCAAGTCCGAGCATATCAAGCAACTGGGCGAACCTGCAAGGGACCACCGATTCCGAGCGGAAACTTGGGTTGGCAAGAAACCCGACACCAAGGTCTTTGACTCCAACCCCGGTTGGCCTTCGCCTGAAAAATTCGTTGTAACTTTTTGATATGAAACTACTCGCAAACATCGCCTACCATCACAACCCCGAAAGGATGCCGAACCTCATTCGGGTCATCGAGGCCATCAAGTCCTACCCGGTACAAGCCGACATCTTCGTGGACACCAACGACCCCGAAGTCGTGGGGCTGCTTACGGACCAACCCGTAACGGTTCACGCTCACACGCAACTCTCACACCCTTGGATGCTGACTGCGGTCCATCGGAACCGAATCAAGGAAACCTACAAGTATTTTGACTGGGTGGCGTACTTCGAGGACGACATGATGCTGCCCAAGGAGGGATTCGTCAACTTCATAGAGCGGTTTGATTCGATGTTTGCCGATGGCCTGTACCCATCCTTCACTCGCATTGAAACCTACGAGGACAAGGAAGGGGAATGCACTCCCGATGTGAACGAGGTTCTGCCCAGTTCGGTGTGGTGTCAGTACAACGGTAAGGACTACGTGAGCCTGCCCTTCTTCATCAACTACCACGCTTTTTGGATGTTCAGCACCAAGAGGCTCAAGGAGGTCTTGACCCGTAATCCCGAAGAACTCGACAAAATCCCGAACAACGGCCTATTCAGGGAAAGCCTTGCCTCCTTCCCGATTTGGTCGCTTGGCTTGAAGCCGATGCTGGAGTTCACGGAGCAGGGCGAACTGGCAGAGCATTGCAAGGTGTTCCACCTAACAAACAATTACAAACACGGAAGCACCAACATTAAAACCCTCTTTAAGCGATGAAACAACTTGACGCTCTCCGCAACACGCCTCGGATGTACTTCTTGCCGATTGACTACCATTCGGGCAACAACCGGGTGGATGGCCTCATTGACCTTTGCCAAAAGTACATTAAGCCAACGGACAAATGCGTGGAAGTCGGTTCCTTTTCGGGGGTGAGCAGTCAGGTCATCGCCCTGCATTGCGGAGAGTTGCATTGCGTTGATACATGGGACTTCGGTGGCACGATGCCAGCCGAGCAGATGTTCGACATGATGTACTTAAACTACCCTAACATCACTAAGGTCAAGATGACCAGCGTTGAGGCATCCAAGCGATATGCCGATGGCTCCCTTGACTTCGTTTACATTGACGCTGACCACTCCTACGCCTCGGTCGTTGCAGACATCAACGCTTGGAAGCCGAAGGTCAAGCAGGGCGGTTACATCGCAGGCCACGATTCCTATATGCCCGAAGTTTTAAAGGCGGTTATGGACTGCCTCGGTGGACCCTTGCAATACTTCACCGACACCTCTTGGATTGTAAGGCTATGAAACTCCAAGACCTGACCATCGACCAATTCCAACGCATCGGAGCCATTGAGTTCTCAAGCGTGTTGGGCGATTACGACAAGCGCATAGGCGTTGTTTCAATCGTGGAGGGGGTAGATGTATCGCTCGTTAGAGAAATGCCCGCCAAGGCCGTCCTAAAGCGTTACAAGGCCATTGTGAGCGAGTGGAACGCATTGCCTGCGTTGGGCTACAAGCGGAAGTTCAAAGCCGGGGGCAAGTGGTGGATTCCTACGGTCTTTACCGATGAACTCACCGCTGGGCAGTTGATTGAACTCATGGACATCAACACGACTGACGAGAAACAACTCCTGCAGAACCTTCACCGCATCATGGCATCGTTGTCAAGGGAGGGCGGTCTATTCGGATTCTTCCCGAAAAAGTACGATGGTGCTGCCCATGCGGAACGGGCCGAACTATTTAAAAAACACGCCAAGGTCGGGGACGTTTGGGGCGTTGTCAGTTTTTTTTTGCTAAGTTCCGAAAGTTACTTGAAAATTTTGAGCGATTATTCCAAGCACCTGATGACGAAAGCCGGGGAATTGACGTAAGCCCTCTTGCCGGGTACGGATGGCTTATGGTCGTCTGGAGGATGGCAAATAAGGACGTGCTGAAATTCGATGCCATCTTTGCGATGAAGGCGGTGGAGTTCTTGAACTATGCCCTCCTGATTCACGATATTTTGGAAGCGGAGCGGATGGAGGCGGAAAGAGCGAGAAGAAGGTAGTATATTTGCATTAGTCAGGTGGCGGAATGTAGACGCTATTTGGGTAAAACAGTTTAACACGAGATGCGAACCTCACACAAAGCCTGATAATAACCAAATGAAAGTGCGAAGTACAGTAACACTTATACAGGTTCGAATCCTGTCCTGACTACACATTCCAGCACGGGGTACATTTACCCGTATGGAAACAACCATCCTTGCGAATGGTAAGCCCGTAAACAAGTTCGGCAGCGGTTCGATGAAGGGCATCGACCAAACCGCTTTGGAGGGCATTGGTTCAATCGTCGGCCCCAAGGGCGGAGGCAAGTCCCCAGCCCATGACGTGCTGGTCAAGTGGGTCGCAAGGGTCATTGAACTTGCGAAGAAGAACCTCGAAGCAGCCAACGCCAACGCAGGGGGAACGCTATCCGCATCCATTGCCCCCGAAGATATCGAACTTTCAGCGAAGCAAATCGTGGTGGCTATCATGGCGAACCCCTATTGGAAGTACGTTGACCGAGGCGTACACGGCAGAACATCAAGTTACCTATCCGCAAGAGGGTCAAAGTTCCGCTACGATAAGAAGATTCCACCACCCCAAGCCATAGCGGACTGGATTGCAAATAAGGGCATTCCTGTCGTTCCAACTTATTCACGCAAACTTGAGCGAATGCGGACGAAGCAGGAGCAGGGATTGGTCATGGGTAGGTCTATCGCCTTTGCTATCCGTGAGCGAGGTATCGAGGGAACCAAGTTTATGAGCAACGCCCTATCCCCCGAAATGATAGACGTTTTGGTGAACACAATCGCTGAAACCCTTGGCAAATCGGTGAGTTTATCAACCAAACTATAAAATGGCAGTAACAGTCCTTTCCGGGTCGCCTCTCGTGGCTACCCCAGTTTACAACAAGATGCTTTTCAAAGTCAGCGGTTCGCTTATTGCACAACCGAACTACCGCTACGTCTGCGATGTCAAGAACCCGGCAGGGACGACTCTTGCCCGGCTAAAGTGCGACAAACTGCCCACCACCAACTACGGGTTCTTTGATGTCGCCAAGGTCGTTGAAACCTTGATTGCACCTACCAAGCCATCCTTGACCCAAACGGGCTTCGTTGACCATGCCGGGTATTATTCGGGGTATCGTCTTGACTTCATGGAGGAATACGGCAACACGCCTGTCGTTTACACGGGAACCGTTACCACCGTGTCGGGCAATGTTTCCTTCGCAGGAAACTTAGAACAACTGGAGTTCCAAGATTGGACGATAAGCCCCTATTTCCGAATCGGGCAATCATTCCCATCAACAAGGGCATTGACCTCACAAAGAGCCTTCACGGTCTATCATGGAGGCAACGCTTGGCTCGCCATCAACGCCACAAAGTATCAAGCCGTAGCACCAAATGACACATGGCTTGTTTCGGGCCAAGTAACCTACAAGGGAGTTGATTACGATATAGCAGTCAACCCAAGCCTTTCGGGAACTACCGACTTCAACATCCAACGCTTTGCCTGTGGTCCTGCACAACTATCAGGAACCATCGCAGCATTGAGCGGAGCAGTTGAAGGCGATTCCTACACGGTTCGTTTTTACTCAAGCACTACGGCACAAAGCGCAGGCAATGTCGTAACCTTCACCTTCGGACCCTGTGAGCGTTTCAACTCCATCCCGGTCCACTTCCAAAACAAATACGGAGGGATTGACTCCTACACCTTTACCCTGAAGAACCGCAAGAGGGCCAACATTACCCGGCAGACGTTTGGGTACAACTCGGACGTTTACGCCACCACGACCTACGACAAAGTGTGGTCGGGGGAGTTTGATTACGTTTACGCACTCACCTCCGATTGGCTGACCGATGCCGAATCTGCTTGGCTTATCGAGATGGTCAGGTCCGGCCAAGTATGGTTGGAACTCGATGGTCAACTCGTTGAGGCTATCGTCAACGCTAATACCTACCAGTTTACAACCCGAAGGAATGACCGCTTGACGCAGTTGCAGGTCGAGGTTGCAGTCGCTTACAAGAATACGATACTATGAGCGTAACCCTTATAGCCTATCCAACCGCTGACTACACCACCGACTTACAGGCTTGGAATGCGTTCAATGACCGAGCGGATGCCGATGGTGCAGAGCCAAGGGAGGACGCTTGCTTTGGCTGCCTGTTCTCGACCTTTGCGACCCTTTACGACCAACCCGAACTCGCTTACGTCCTTGACACGATGGGCGAGATTGACATCGCCCTGACCTATTCCATATCCGACATCGAGGACGTAACCAAGCAGCGAGGCAGTTTCAGCAAGACGATTCAGTTGCCTAATACGGCAACAAACAGGGAGTGCTTTGGGTATGCTTACAATATCCAGTCCTTTGTGGGTGGATTCCAACCCAACAAGCGAATCCGTGCAGCGATGTGGGAGGATGGGGTGCAGATATTCAGCGGAGTGTTGCAACTCCTGTCAATGGCTAAAATCAAGGGACAGGTAACTTATGAGGTCGGGTTATTCACGGACAACGTGAGCCTGTTCAAAGCCATCGAGGGCAATATGCTCGTCAACACGGCTGGCGTTACAGGAATGAACCACGTGCCTAATTCGGGCCACGTTTCAGGCACTTGGACGGCAAGCGGTACGGCTTCGAGCGGTTACGTTTACGGCTTGGTGGATTCAGCAGGGTTCAGCGACACCATCGTTCCAACGCAGGGTGCTGGATGGTTCCAAGCCCCTTGGTGGAGGCTCGGTCCTTCTATCTACGTCAAAAAGATGGTGGACCTCATTTTTGCCGAGGCAGGGTTCCGCTACTCATCCAACTTCTTCAACTCTGCGACCTTCGGCAAACTCGTTATGCCCTACGCTGCTGGGGTCATGCCTGTAAATCTATCGGGGTCCAACGCTTTCACACAAAGCACGGGAACGGTCTTATGTGCAAACGGCACAACGCAGGTCCTTTCCTTTCCCAAAGAAACGGCCCCATTTTTTGATAATGGCGGTTATTGGGTTGCATCCTCAAGCACCTTTGTCGCTCCTGCTGACGTTCCAACAAGATGGAACATCGAGTTAAGCCTTAACATAGGCAACGTTACAGGCTCAACGTCAATGCTTTCCAATATAGCACTCTACAATCTAACTACATCGGGGAACATCGTCAACCTGCAAAGTCGTCAAGGATTCGCCAACAGGAATATGCGAATCAATATGCAGAACGTAACATTCCCGGCTGGAGCAAGGGTTCAGGTTCGTGCAGAGCAACTCGCCTTGTTCGGGATTTCTTTCCAAGTCCTTTCGGGCAGTACGGTTCAATTCACTTGCCTTGAAAACCCGGTAAGTATCGGAACCTTGGATATGCGGACCGCTCTGCCTGCTGACGTGAAGCAGAGCGACCTATTAGCGGACTTGCAGAAGATGTTCAACCTCCAGTTCATGCCGGACCCACAAGACCCGAAGTTGCTATACATCGAGCCTTGGGTGGATTTCTATGCAAGCGGTTCGGTGGATTGGTCGCAGAAAGCGGATGAGAACGAGGAACAAGTCATAACGAATGGCGACCCCAACGCCTACACGAATATGATTTTTAAATATAAGGATATGGGTGATTACTTGTCCAAGACCTACAAGCAGTCCTATCCGCTTGCAAGGGAAGGTTATGGGGGCCGAATCTTCAACACGGGCAACTTTTACGGAAAGAACGATAAGGTTGTTGAAACCGTTGCAGGAACGCTTATCCCTGCGTCTTTCGCTACGGATAAGATAGTTGGAAGGACTTGGGACTTGGAAGGCCCCGAAGCAAGCGGAACGATTAAGCCCCTGCAAACGGGTTACCGATTGGCTCAATACAACCTCATCACGGGGTTAAGCGAATGGGCCTACCAATACGGGGTAAGCGGTTCAACGGCTTTATCCGTTGGTATTCTGCAACTCCCCTTCATCAGCCACATTGACAACCCCTACGCACCAACGATGGACTTGGCCTTTGGTCAGCCTCGGACCGTGTTCTACAACGCAGTCAACGCATCGGGCAACTTTGTCAACTACACGAACAACAACCTTTACAACAAGTATTGGCTTAACTACATCAGCGAAACCGTTTCAAGCGAGGCGTTGCAGTTGGAACTGACGATGATGATAAGCCCAGCAGACATCTACCAACTTGATTTCCGCAAGCCGATTTACTACGGAGGCATCCGTTGGCGATTGCTGGAGGTCCGAGATTACTTGGTCGGGCAGATGAAGCCTTGCAGGGTAACGCTCCGAAGAATTCTAAACCTCGCTGAATTTGCACCGACATCAACGACACCGATAGCCAATGACCCATCCGCAAGGTACAACGGACCTATCGACCCCGACCCCGTTGACCCCGGCTATGAACCACCCGTAAACCCTGAACTACCCTCTGAAGGTTAAACTATGGCAGTAACTAAAGAAATCGTCCTCGAAGTAGGACTTAAAGATTCAACCGCTCAAGGCACACAATCGGCCAAGCAACGCCTACGTGAACTCCAAAAGGCTTTGGTGGATATGTCCTTGGCCGGGCAGGATGGAACCAAGGCTTTCAAGGAGATGGAAAAGGAGGCAGCCAAACTCCAAGACCAAATCGGGGACACCTCGCAGCGAATCAAGAACCTTGCAAGCGACACCCGAAACATTGACACCTTCGTTGCAGCGGTCCAAGGGATAACGGCTGGATTCCAAATCGCCCAAGGTGCAGCAGCGTTGTTCGGGTCCGAGAACGAGGACTTGCAGAAAGCGTTGTTGAAGGTCCAAGGGGCGATGGCTCTCGCCAACGGAGTGCAACAGGTCGCTAACCTGCTCAACAAGGATAGCATACTAATCACCCAAGGGCAGACCGCAGCACAGGCACTCTATGCAACCGCAGTTGGTGCGAGTACAGGGGCGATGAAAGCCTTCCGAATCGCACTCCTTGCAACGGGTATCGGTGCAGCAGTCGCAGCCGTAGGGATTTTGATAGCCAAATGGGACGAACTTACCGCAGCGGTCCGTAGGTTTCTGAACCTACCCGACCCAGCCATCGCAGCGAAAGCAAGGGAGCAGGCAGCCCTTCGTGAAGAAGCAGCCCTGTCTAATTATCGGGATGCATACGAAGCCCATACGCAGGCTCAAATCAAAGCGGACCAACAAAGGGAGGCACAACTCAAGGAACGCCAACGCAAGGAAGCAGAGGCCACCCAAAGACGTTTGGAGCGATTAAGGGACGA